AAGTGATTTCTGGAAAAGATAAATAATATAAAAAAAAATAATACATTTACAAAAAATACATTCCAATGGCTTGCGACAAATTCACTATAGAACAGTATAAAATTCTAGTAGATGCCATAGCATCAGGAGCTAGCAAGGTTCAGTACGGGGATAAAACGGTTGAATACCGAAGTCTCGACGATATGACTAGATTACGGATTGAAATGGAAAGATGTCTTTTTCCTCAAAAAAATACTAACAACGGTAAAACTTACGCTTCATTCTCTAAGGGAACGTTTCGCAATGGCCGTAGAAGATGTTAAAATGATATGAATAGATTAGATAAAATAATTTCGTTTATATCTCCTAAAGCGGGATTTGAGCGTGCCAAGTTTCGCGCAAAAGAAGGTATTGTTAAAAGTGCTAAGCGCGGTTATGATGGTGCTACAAAAACAAGACGTGGAGATGGATGGACTTCTGGAAATTCCCAAAATCAAAATCAAGATATTCAAAGATCTTTGACAGATCTTAGAAACAGATCTATAGATGGCTACAAAAATAATCCAAATGTTTTTAAGGCTATACGCACAATTCAGAATAATGTTATAGGTACGGGCATTATGCCTACCCCTATGGCTTTGCCGGGTGATCCTAAAATATCAGAATCGGAACTAAAAAAAATAAAACAAGCCTGGGAGTGGTTCGTTAAAAATTGTGATTTTGATGAATTCTTTAATTTTTACGGATTGCAATCCCTGGCTATGCGTAACGTTGCCATGCAAGGTGAGATATTAGTATACAAGCAAAGAGACACCAGCGGACTTATTCCTTTCAAACTTCAGATTTTAGCACCTCACATGATGGACCATCAAAGAAGCGGTTATTTGCTTTCTGAACGTCCTAATAATTATGTTGTTCAGGGAGTAGAATTCGACCAAAGAGGTAGAAGGGTTGGTTATTGGATTTATGAATATAATCCTAATAACGAATATGTAATGAAGCTAGCCCCTAAATTCGTATCTACGGATGATGTACTTCAGGTATTCTATAAGGAATATCCGGAACAGGTTAGGGGTATTCCATTTGGAACGGCCGCTATGCTTAACATGCGAGATCTTTCTGATTATGAAGATGCTCAGCTTATGTTACAAAAAATTTCCGCATGTCACGTAGCATTCACTACTAAACCTGCCAATGACGATGCTGTAGGTGCAGACGAAGAAGAATTATCGGTAGATCATTTAGAGCCAGGATTGATCGAAAGAATGGCGCCAGGTGAACAAGTTACTTTTAATAATCCTCCAACACCTCAGGGTTTTGGTGAATATGTTTCTAAAAATCAGCAAAAAAATGCTGCCGGTTACAATATAACTTACGAACAGCTTACAGGGGATATGTCTAAAACAAATTTCACATCTGGACGTATGGGNTGGATTGAAGCTCAGAGACAAATAGACGATTGGCAATTTAATTTTTTTATTCCTCAGTTTTGTGAGAAAATTTGGGACTGGTTTATTGAAGGTGCGGTAATCAAAAATATAATAAAAAGAAAAGTAACTGCGGACTGGACACCTCAGGGAAGAGAAATGATTGACCCTGTAAAGGAAATGAACGGATTAATTTTAGAATTAAAAACAGGCCTTATTTCTTGGACAGAAGCATGTAAGCGCAGAGGATATAATCCTGATGTTTTATTTGAGCAAATTCAAAAAGACAAAAAAATGTTCAAAGATGCGGGGGTTAATGTTGATTGGATTATAGAAAACGTATCATCTGATAACATAGATATTGCTTCAGGGGAAAATCAAATGACAAGTGCTGAATTCAAAACTATGATAGATGCTTATGGGGCTGGTGTTCGTGCTGGAAGTATAACGCCTACACCTGAAGATGAAGAATATTTCAGAACCTTAGCGGCGTTCCCTCAAATGACTAAAGAAGTTAGGGATTCATGGGAAGAAGACGGAGGATTTAGAAGACCTATTACTTTGGCGGTACCAGTTCAGAATAATGATTTCGAAGCATAAAAATATTTTTATTAAAATGATTGCGTAATTAAAAAAATTATATATTTGTAAAATGGAAAACGAGAAAAAAACCATAAAAAAAATACCTACTCAGCGCACCCGCGCAAAAGTAGATGTGTCTACGTTTAACGAAACAAATAAAACTATAGAAGTTACATTTGCAACGGAGACGGCCGTAAGATCTTGGGACTGGGATTTTGGATCCTATAACGAAATTCTTTCCTTGCTTCCTGAACACGTTGATCTTACGCGTTTAAAATCAGGAGCGCCTGCATTAGACAATCATAACACGTGGGACGAAACCGCAAAAGTGGTTGTTGGAGTTGTAGAGGATGCATGGATTTCTGACGGTGAAGGAAGGGCTAGAATTAGATTTTCTAATTCCCCTAAAGACACTGATTTAATGGATAAAGTAAAAGACGGGATAGTTACAGGAGTGTCCGTAGGTTATGATGTTTTTGCTTACGAGGTCACTCGATACGAAAATGATATTCCTACCTGCAGAGCTGTTAGCTGGATGCCTTCAGAGATTTCATTCGTTCCTGTTCAAGCTGACATAAACAGCAGAACAAGATCTGAAAAAAACTTAGATCACGATGTTACATTAACTGATATCACCCCTGAACCTGTTGTTAAACAACTAGAAGTTAGTGAAGAAATTGAGAATAATGAAAAAAATAATAACAAAAATAATAACGAAATGACTGAAGAAGAAAGAACAGCAAACGAAAATCAAATTCGATCTGCTGCAGCCAAGGCTGAACGTGAAAAAATTTCAGGCATCAGAAAGCATGCGCGTGCTTTGGGCATTACAGATTCTTTTGCTGATAGTTTAATTGAAGACGAAACAGTTACCAACCTAGCTATTGCAGGGGAAAGATTGCTTCAAGAGTGGGAAAAAGCAAACCCATTAAATCCATTGCAAAACAAAGAACAGCACACTACAGACAACGAAAAAACTCGTTCTGCTATGGCTAATGCTTTGGCTATTCGTGTAGATCCAAATGCCGCTAAGGTTATGGGTGAAGAAAACGTAAGAGCTGCAGCTGATTTTAAAGGCCAGAGTTTGCTTAGATTTGCTGAAGAAGCTTTAATTCGTTCAGGTGTTCGTACTGCGGGCATGAGTCCTAGGGAAATTGCTACTACTGCATTGGGTGGAAAAATAAGAGGTTTACACCACACTACAGATTTTCCTTTGTTGCTTATGGATACTGTAAACAGAACTTTGTTAGCTCAATACGCTTTGCAAACTAGAACGTTTTTAGCTTGGGCTCGTAGAGCTAATATTAAAGATTTCAGACCTGTATCTCGTGTGCGATTATCAGATATATTAGGTGATCTTGAAAAAGTTCGTGAAGGCGAAGAATACAAATACGGTACTTTTTCCGAATCAGGAGAAACTTATCAGTTAGCTAAGTACGGTAAAATCATTGGTATTACCTGGGAAGCCATCGTTAATGATGATCTTTCTGCATTCGATAGAATTCCTCAAGCGTTTGCTGCTAAAGCAGCTCAATTGCAATCTAATTTGGTTTACAATACTATCTTAGCTGGAGGTTTTGCCCCAATGGGCGACGGTCTTGCTTTGTTTTCTGCGGCTCACGGTAACTTTACTGGTACTGCAGCCAATCAAACAGCTGGGGGTACTGCTCTTTCTGAGGCTTCTTTGACTACGGCTTATCAGGGTTTTTTAACTCAAAAAGGTCCTGACGGAAGTTTCATAAATGTTACCCCTAAATTCTTAATTGTTGGTCCTAAAAATTCATTTTTAGCAATGAAAATGACTTCAGCAAATTACACGCCTGCTAAGCAATCGGATATTCCTGTAGGTGCATTAACAGGGCTTACTGTTATTGTTGAGCCTAGAATCACTAATTATGAGTGGTTTTTAATTGCGGATCCTGCAATGATTGATACTGTAGAGTATGCTTTCTTAGATGGTGAAGAAGAATTGTTCATCGAGCAAAGAGAAGGGTTTAATATTGACGGCCTTGAAGTAAAAGCAAGAACTGTTTTTGCTGCAAAAGCTATCGATTGGCGCGGTATGTATCGTAATAACGGTGCGGTTCCTGCATAATCTTTAATAAAATAATAATAACAGGGAGGATAAAACCTCCCTTTAATTTAAAATAATATGAAAAATTTCGTTGAAAAAGGTTGTACTGCTGTCGTTCCTGCTACTGCTGCTGCTGTAGCATCTGGAGAACTTGTAGTTATTGGTGCTACTGTCGGCGTTTCGGCTGGGTCTTATGACATAGGCGAAGATGTTGTAATTCATTTAGACGGTGTTTTTGCATTGCCTAAAGCTTCTGCTGGTGCTATTGCTCAAGGAGCTAAGGTCTATGTTGCCTCTGAACTGATTACTACCACTGTAGGATCTAATGTGTTTGTGGGATATGCTCACCAAGCTGCGGCTGATGGTGTAGCTATTGTAAATGTACTTTTAGCACGTTAATATGAATATTTTTGACACACTAAAAGTTCGTGCATTCGACGTTATAACTAATGTTATGGGGTATGATGCTTCTTGGACTTCTAGTGTATCAAAAATTACATTGTCGGCCAGGGTAGGTTATAAGGATCCTTCTGAAAAACAGGAATTATCCGGCATAGATTCATGGAATCCTGACGAACCATTTATGGAGTACAGAGCAGGAATGTTTGAAGGTCTTAAATATTTAGTAGATCAGGCTATTTTCCAAAGAGTTACTATTGAAGGAAAAGGCATTTTTGAAATAAGAGAAATACAAACTAAGTTTGACGGTGATACTTTTGTTGCCAGACTTGTATTAGTACCATAGTATGAATTACGAAGATCTTGAATTGCAGTTTGAAAATAGATTATCTTTTATGAGATCTGCTGGTGTAACCGTTAGTGTAATGCCTGAATTAGAATCTGAAAGAAGTAGACCTCTGCCTTCAAAGGCTGGTGTAACTATAATTTATGCAGGATCAGAATACGGATTGCCGAACTCTACTAACCAAGTTAGACAAGAAGAAAAAATTTTTATTCAAATTTATATCGAAAGTACTTTTTTAAGAGGTCCTCAAGGTATTTACAATTTACTTTCTGCTGTAAAAGATTCTATAATAGGTTTTGCACCTCCTTTTTGCACTAGATTTCAGGTGGTAAAACATCACACCATAGGCGGCGATGATGCTATGAAAAAAGATAACATGTGGTGTTATAGTGTTATATTTCAATCCACAGGCATAGCTGTTGAAAATTTCATAGAAGACACCTCTGTAATTTTAAAAAAGATAACACTTATAGATGTTCCAGGCGGAGAAGTAACTGTTATACCAAACCCAAACAATGATTAATTAATTAATAAAAAAAAATATGGCAGCTAATTATTTGCACGGCGTCGAAACTATTGAAGTAGCTCAGGGATCTAAAACAATATCTGTTATTAAATCCTCTGTAATTGTATTGGTAGGTACAGCGCCCATAGGACCGGTTAATGAGCTAACGCTTGTTTTGTCTGCTGCTTCTGCAGCTCAATTCGGTCAAAAACTACCAGGCTTTACTATTCCTCAGGCTTTAGATGCTATTTTTACTCAAGGACCAGCAACGGTTATTGTTGTGAATACAATGTCTGCCGAGAATTTAGAAGCTGTTGATCTTGAAGCTCATACTATTACTAACGGGAAACTTAAACTTTCTGCTGCCCCTATAGGTGGTGTAGAGATATTTTTAACTGATGGAACTACAGAATTTTCAGGCGTTAAAGATGTTGATTACTCTTTAGATGCTTTTGGTAATTTTACAGCTCTTTCTGCAATTGCTGCAGAAGCTTTGCTTCTTAAGTTTAGTTTCAATAAATTAGATACCGGATCTGTGACAAGTAGTCAAATTATAGGGTCTAATGTTGGAGGTGTAAAAACGGGTACTGTTTTATGGGAAAATGTTTTTAATACTTTTGGGTTTTATCCTAAAATTTTATTGGCTCCCGTTTACGTAGAAATTGCTGCAGTAGCTACGCAACTTATTGCGTTGGCTGAAAAATACAGAGCAATAGCTCTTATTGATTCTGCAGTAGGTACAACTACTACAGGAGCGATCGCTAGTAGAGGACCAGCTTCTACTGGTAATTTCAAAACTTCAAGTGATAGGGCTTATTTGCTTCATCCTCACGTACAGGTTTATGATATAGACAGTAATGCTAACATAAATGCTCCTTATAGTTCGTTTATGGCTGGTATAATATCTAAAACTGATTACAACGAGGGTTACTGGTTTAGTCCTTCAAACCACGAGTTATTAGGAGTTATAGGTACTGAGTATCTAATAACTGCTTCGGTTAATGATCCAAGCACAGATGCTAATTTGCTAAATGAAAAAGGTATCACTACTTTGTTTTCTGGGTACGGAACAGGTCTGCGTACATGGGGGAACAGATCTGCTATGTTTCCATCGAACACCGGTATTAAAAATTTCATAAACATAAGAAGAACAGCGGACATTGTTCACGAATCTTTGGAACAAGGAATGTTAACTTATATAGACAAGCCTTTAAATCAGGGTACTATAGATGCTATTAGAGAAAGTGCCAACGGTTTTTTCAAAACATTGATAGGCAGAGGCGCTTGTTTATCTGGATCCCGCTGTGAATATAGCGACGAAAACACACCTGAAGAATTAGCCGCGGGTCATGTTACTTTTAATCTGATCTTTATGATTCCTACACCTGCTGAAAGAATCACGTTTAAATCTTACATAGACATTAATCTTTTAGCTCAATTAGCATAATATGGCAGCAATATCAGTAAACAGAATGACGAACGCCAACGTATACGTTGACGGTTCGTCTCAACTTGGAAAAGTTGAAGAAATTAATCTTCCGGAAATTACACACATGTTATCTGAGCACAAAGCTTTGGGTATGATAGGTAAGTTTGAATTGTTCACGGGAGTTGATAAAATGGAAGCTACAATTAAGTGGAATGCGTTTTATAAAGACGTTTTGGTTAAATTTGCAGATCCTAGAAAAGCTTTAAAACTTCAAGTTAGAAGTTCTTTAGAAACTTATAACTCAGAGGGATTGCTTCAAGAAGTTGCTTGTGTAGCTTACTTAACAGGACAGCCTAAGAATTTCCCTGCTGGGAATTTTAAGCAACATGATAATGTGGAAGCTAGTTCTAAAATGACTCTTACGGCTTATAAATTAGAAATAGATGGACAGTCTGTTTTTGAGTTTGACGCGTTAGCTAACATTTACATGGTTGACGGTATTGACATTTTTGCCAATTACACTAAAAATATTGGAGGATAAAAAATTCACTAACTAAATAAACACAAAAAATGAAATCAGCTGCAGAACAAAAAAACAAGTCTATTCCTAAAAATATATTAGACTTACCATCGGGAGCAAAGGCAGAAATGTTGCCGTTTAAAGGAAAGCATGTCAGAGAAGCGCAAAGACTTTCTGACGGAGACGAAACAAAAGTAGTTTTCGCGCTTATCGCAGTCTGTTCTTTAATCGATGGTAAAAAAGTTACCATTGAAGAGCTGGACGATATAGACGGAAGGGATCTACTTAGAT